GATTAGAAGAAACTGGTATGAGGACGATGAAAAGAAAAAGAAACGTATGCATTTCGTACATTACCGATACCTTCCGGGCTTGGGATTCTACGGCACAGGACTTATTCACCTCATTGGAGGCTTGGCAAAATCAGCCACCTCAATACTTCGACAACTTATTGATGCGGGTACGCTATCGAATTTACCTGCAGGTCTTAAAGCTCGCGGTCTTCGTATCAAAGGTGATGATGCGCCTCTTATGCCGGGTGAGTTCAGGGATGTGGATGTACCGGGCGGTGCTATCCGTGACTCAATTACATTTATTCCTTACAAAGAGCCATCAAGCGTACTCTACTCGCTACTCGGAAATATCGTTGAAGAAGGCCGCAGAATAGGTTCTGTTGCTGACGTACAGGTAGGCGATACAAACCCACAGGCTCCAGTAGGCACAACCCTAGCACTGATGGAAAGATCCATGAAGGTGATGTCTGGGGTACAGGCAAGATTACATGCTGCTTTAAAACAGGAACTGAGAATACTCGCCAAGATTATACACGACAATATGTCTGCAGAGTATTCCTATGACATGGATGGTGACTTCGACAGAACAAAAGACTTTGATGGTCGTGTTGATGTTATCCCTGTATCAGATCCGAATGCAGCAACAATGTCACAAAGGGTGATGCAGTATCAGGCTGCTCTACAGCTTGCACAGCAAGCACCGCAGCTATACGACATGGGGAAACTACACAGACAGATGTTAGAAGTTCTGGGTATTAGTGAAGCAGCCGAAATCATTAAACTACCAGACGACATCAAACCAAAAGACCCAGTTTCAGAAAACATGGCTATTCTGAAGCAAGAGCCAGTCAAAGCGTTTATGTATCAGGATCACGAAGCGCATATTCAGGTGCATATGTCAGCCATGCAAGATCCAAAAATACAGCAGATCGTGGGGCAATCACCTTTTGCAGGGGCTATACAGAGTGCTATGGCATCGCACATCACTGAACACGTTGCGTATCAGTATCGCAAAGAAATACAGCTACAGCTAGGCGTGGAGATGCCAAGCGAAGATCAGCCACTACCAGAGGACACAGAAGAGGAGATCTCTCGTCTGGCGGCAGAGGCGGCGCAGAAACTACTTGGCAAAAATCAAGCAGAGGTGGCACAGCAACAAGCAGAAGAAGCAGCAAAAGACCCTCTCACAGTCATTCAGCAGCGTGAGATCGCAATCAAAGAAGCAGAGCTAAAGCATAAAATCGAGATGGATAGAGCAAGTCTTGACCTCGATGCGACCACCAAGATCGGTAATTTGGATCTACAGGCTGAAAGAATTAAGTCTGAGAACAAGCGAGCAGGTGCTTCTATTGGTGCTAGGATTGCTACGGAGCTTGATAAAGAACAAAGAAAAGACAAACGGGAGGGGGCTAAACTTGGCCTAGAAATAGCCAAGGAGCTTGATAAGTCTAGTGAATGATCCATTACTTGAATTAATTAAAAACAAAATAGCAGATTATAAAAGTTCAATTGCACTTTTCTTGGCAGAAGGCGGTGCTACAACGCATGAAGACTATGTCAAGCTGACAGGAAAGTACGAAGCATTTAGGCTTTTAGAAGAAGATTTGTTAGAAATAGAAAAAAAATATATTGAAAGCTAAAAATTTTTTAGTTAATTCTTAATTACTCGCGGATAGGCCGCGCAAGGTAACGGTGAACCTCTAAATCACTGCAAATGGGTGCAATATGGTTGCGACAATTAAAGTCGATAACACGAAGGTAGAAGATAACCTTCAATCAAAACTACCAGAACCTACGGGATACAGGCTTCTGATAGCACTTCCAGAGATCGATGAGAAGACAGAGGGCGGAGTAATCATGCCTGATGGGCTTCGTAAAGACGAATCTACAGCGTCAATTATAGGTTTTGTTATCAAAGCAGGGCCAGATGCTTACTCTGATAAATCCCGTTTTCCTAATGGTGCTTGGTGCAAAGAGGGTGATTTTGTTATTTTCAGATCATACTCAGGCACTAGGTTTAAGGTGCAAGGTAAAGAATTTCGTCTAATAAATGACGATACCGTAGAGGGTGTTGTCGATGATCCAAGGGGGTATTCAAGAGCATGAATAAAGCTGCAGAACAAGATATTGATTTTGACGCTACCGAAACACAAGATGTTGAGGAAGTACAAAAGGAAGAAGAGACTTCTTCTGAAGTAGAGATCGAAATCGTTGACGATACCCCTGAAGAAGACAAGGGTAGAGCAAGACGAGCGGAGGGTGCAGAACCCGACATTCCTGACGATGAGGAGTTAGAATCCTATAGTGAGGGTGTTCAAAAACGTCTCAAAAAAATGAAATGGGAGTTTCATGAAGAGAGACGGGCTAAAGAGGAATCCGAACGACTAAAAGAAGAAGCGGTAACCTACGCCCAAAAAATTAAAGAAGAAAACGATAAGCTGAAAGAAACGCTTGAAAAAAGCGAAGGCGTTCTTGTTGATCAAGCCAAAGGCAGGATTGACTCACAGATCGCAAATGCGAAGGCCAAGCTTAAAGAGGCTCACGAAACAGGAGATACTGATGCTCTTATAGAAGCACAGGAAAACCTGACAAATCTTCAAAACGAAAAGTTTAGATACGAAAACTATACTCCACCTAAGAGACAACAGGCAGAAGAGTTTAAGCCACAGGATGCCAAAAAAATGCAGCCACCCCCGCAAGCTATGGAGTGGTGGAAAAACAATCCGTGGTTCGAGGGTAACGCCCCCGGTGATAAGGCTCTTACAGGTTATGCTATGGGTGTTCACACCGAACTACAGGCAGAAGGTGTTGAATTAAATTCAAAAGAGTACTATGATCGAATAGACGCTGCCATGAAGGAAGCGTTTCCGAATAAATTCGGCGTTGCAGTAGAGGAGACTACATCACAGCAACCCCGAACAGGAGCCGTGGTCGCCCCTACGTCTAGAACGTCTAAAAAACCACGCAAGGTGAAGTTAACTCCGTCTGCAGCCGCTCTCGCCAAGCGGTTAGGACTAACACCTGAACAATATGCGGCGCAACTAATGAAGGAAAGCTGATATGGCTGATAGAACTCCACGCACTACAGAAACTAGAGAAAAAACAGGACGTAAAAAGGGATGGTCTCGACCATCTGCGCTACCTACCCCCGAACCAAGGGATGGATTACATTTCCGTTGGATTCGCACCTCAACTTTGGGTAACAGCGATAACACTAATGTTTCGGCTCGCTTTCGTGAAGGCTATACACCAGTCAAGGCTGCAGACTTTCCTGAGTTAACTGTTGTGTCTGATATCGATTCTCGATTTAAAGACAACATTGAGGTAGGTGGACTGCTTTTATGTAGTATACCTGCAGAAATTGCTGAAGAACGTGTCGAGGTTCAACTCGAACAGGCTCAACACGCACAGGATGCGGTAGATCGTAATTTTATGAGAGAGAACGATCCTCGTATGCCAGTGTTGAATCCTGAGCGTTCCACGCGAACTTCATTTGGGAAGTAACCAAAAAGTTCAATTGAACTTCTAGGGAGCTTCCTTGGTATAAATTTGGTTAGGAGGATGAGCAAATGGCTACTACAGCAGCTCCCCAAGGCCTGAAGCCCGTTAAACGAGCTGACGGTATGCCCTACGCAGGGGCAACAACTGAATACCTGATCGATCCCGCTGGCGAGGCGACCAATATCTATAACGGTCAAGTTGTCATAATCGGAACAGACGGGTATATTGCGATTAGTACCGCTTCAGGTGCTGACGCAACAACAAACAACTTAGGCGGTAATGGCATTGGTGCTATTGGTGTTTTCGTTGGTTGTGAGTATGAGAATGACCAAGGTCAGACTGTACACTCAAACTATTATCCAGCAAACAAAACAAACGCGAAAGCGTATGTTGTGGATGATCCAAATGTATTATTTCAGGCACAGGCAGATGCGGTTATGGCTCAATCTGACCTAGGCATGTGTACTACATTCGCAGCAGTGCAATCTACTTCTACAGGTAGCACTGTGACTGGAAACTCTAATACGGCGTTAGACGCAGATGCAACTTCAGCTACAAAAGCTTTTAAAATTGTAGGCTTCGTATCACCGCCAACAGATGCGTTTCCAGATATTCTAGTCAAATTTGCTCCTAGTTATCACTCGATGACTGTGGACAAAGGTCAAGCGTAAGGAGACTGATTAATGGCTATTTCACGCGCACAGCTCCTCAAAGAGCTACTTCCCGGCTTAAACGCATTGTACGGCTTGGAATATGAGAAGTACGAAAACGAACACACTGAAATCTATGAGACAGAAACTTCAGACAGAAGCTTTGAAGAAGAAGTCAAGTTAAGTGGGTTTGGTGCAGCTCCTGTGAAAGCAGAAGGTGCAGCAATTTCGTATGATAACGCACAAGAGCATTATACTGCTCGCTACAACCATGAGACCGTTGCAATGGGTTTCTCTATCACTGAAGAAGCGATGGAAGACAACTTGTACGACTCATTGTCTGCTCGTTACACAAAAGCACTAGCTCGCGCTATGGCTTACACCAAGCAGACTAAGGCGGCAGCTTTGTTGAACACAGGTTTTACAACCTTCAACTCTGGCGATGGCGTTACATTGTTTGCTACTAACCACCCAACTGTTGGTGGCGGTACAAACGCTAACAAGCTTGCAGTTAATGCAGACTTGAACGAAACTTCACTAGAGCAAGCAGTTATCGATATTGCAGCGTTC